CAATGCCCAGTCAGCTCGCTTGTGATACTTCGAGATAGCCATCAGTCTTTCGTCAGCAACAACTCAGAAAACAATCCGTCATCAACAGGGCGATTTTCCCTGACGGTATAAGCCGCAGAAGCGACAGTAATAGAAGAACCACGGGTAAGGGCACTTACATCAGAAGTTTTTGCAGTTAGCAAATACTCTCGACTTAATGCCATCCCACCCGCAATTACATCCATCGGTGAATCCAAAATACCAACGAAATCATCTCCAGCACCAATCTGGCAAGTAACGCCAAATTCGTCTGTATTTAAGAAAGCGAAGGTATCTTGGAGACTCATGATCAGTCGTACTTCTTAGCGGCCAGTGCCACAACAGAAACGAAACCAGTTCCAGTACCACCAGCAACGGTGACACTAGCCTTGACGTAACGCTTCAGGTCGTTGGAGTTGACGTAAATCTTCTCCTGTACAGCAGTGTTAGCAGCACTAGTAGTGAAGCCACCGCCAGAAACATCGGTGTAAGAACCACCGGAAGTATCTGATTCAGTGATTTTCACTGCATACGTGACGCTGGCACCACCAGCAGAGGCGTCAAGTGAGAAGACGATGTCGCCTTCATAGTCATTCAGGTCGATGGCAGAGCCAACACCCGTGGTAGCAGAAAGCGCACAAGGGCGAACTGCTAATTGATAGCTCTTAGAGCCCAGATTTTGCAACATTGTTCTTTCTCCGTTTGGAAGAAGGTTTTACAGGTGGACAGGAAAGTGCTTCGGGTTCAGCGATAGATTCTTCCCTAATAGAAGAAGTCTCAACGTACTGTTCGGCTTTTGCAATACCAATCAGAAATTGAGCGTCAGGGAGGGGAGCCTCAACGACATCCCCAACCTTGACTACCGTCGCCCCAAGCATTGTTTGCTTCAGGATACGGATCTTCATTTATCAGAGAGTGTTGTTACCGCGTGAGAAGGACTCGGGATGACGCACGGCCATATCCACGTCCTGCATTGCTACAACACGAACGGTGCCGCTTGTGCTGTTGCTATAAGGATCAACCATGAGATCCAGACCGGAGAAGTAACCGATCAAAAGATCAGCGAAGTTACCGAACCACAGATCATTAGCAGCCACTTGGTTGCTAACTTCACCGAGATAACCGTTGACTTCGTTGTTCTCGTAAACAAACTGGCCTGAGCCGCTATCTTTAACTGCAGTCTTCAGAGCGCCACGCATTGCAGCGTTCATCAGATACACAGGGTTGCCAAGAAGAGCGTTAGCTCCAGCAACGTCAGACTCAAGTGCAACAACCTCAGCGAATGTGGGGGTGTTAGCAGCGAAGTCTTCAGTACCGATGCCTGTAGTGTTCTTCAAGCCAAGAGGCTCACTGTTGGTGCCGGTGCCATAAAGGCCAGCAAGGTCAATCTTGAGAGCCAATACACGAGCAAGGTCACTGCGGACCATGTTCTCAACGTCAACGCTGGATTGGATCAGCAAGCGACGGCTGTAGTCGGTATAAGCAGCGACGGTGCGAGGCATCATCGTCACTTGATCCAAAGTCTGTTGAGACTCGGAAGGAGCGCCTGACTCAGCGATCCAATATGCAGTCGCAGCCCCGGATTGACGAGGAATTGCAACGTTGCCTGTCAGGCCGGTCAGCACAGTTGCGCCAGCACGGTCAAGAGCAGAAGCGTTACGAAGCAGGTCGATGAAGGAACCAGCCAGCAAGTCAGTAGCAACAAGGTTGCCGCCAGCAGAAGCAGGGCTAGTTGCCAAGTCGCGCCTCAGGATGTCCTGAGGAATAGTGATGCCGCGTGACTGACGGCCAAGCTTTGCAGCAGCAGCGTCAGATGCTTCAATCTCAAAACCAGCAGCTTCACGAGCAGCGCGGTCAGCAGGATTGGAGAGATAGTTGATTGCACGCAACCAAGAGAATGAGCGCGTTTCCTTGTCAGAAAGGCCGATTTCCCCAGCAGTGCTATCAACGGGCTTAACTTGAGAACCCATTTTTTCGATAAGAGCGGAACGGAGTTCGTCGAGTGACCGAGAATTCATTACGAAATCTTGGGCCAAATCAACGTTTTGAGTGCGCTTACCGAGGGCAAGCATTTCTGCGGCTTCCTTTGCCTTGGCCTCTGAGGCCTCAGCACGAAGAAGCTCCAGGTTTGGAGTTTGTTCTTCCATGTTGGAGATAGTGGGTGAACTTGTTACGGCTGAGGCCGTAGACATGCCTTCATTTTGAGTGAAAGCACGACCTATGCCAACAGTTTGATCCGCTGGCACGGTCACCAGCGAGATTTCAAAAGGTTGGAACGAGGTGGCCCGATAGGTAACAGGTTTTGTGCTTTTATCTTCTTCCATGTCATTAATCTTGTAGCCAAAACTTACGTTTCTAATAATTCCGTCTTTGACCAAATCTTGCATTTCACGGCCAAGCTCATTATTTGCAAGCTTTACCTTGGCGTAACCGCGCTTGTCCTTGATGTATGCACGCTCCACAACGCCAACAATCTTGTCTGCATCGTGTTGATAAAGAAGCGGTGCGCCATCATTTAAACGAGATAGATCCATTGCCCTCTCGTCCATACTCAGCACTTCCATTCCGAAATAACGCTCAACTGGCATTTCAGACGCAAAGGGAAACTCAAGAGTGCGACCTTCAGCTTCTACAAACTCTGTGCTTTCCGCACGTTTAAAAGATGTGCCTTGAAGCAATCGAATTGAGGAGTCTTCTTCCGTTGAGGAATCTTCTCCCGTGAAGGGACACTCTTCAGTCGAGGAAATTTCATCGATCACTTGAGAATCTGCTCTCACTTCTTCAATCACAACAATTTCTTCAGGCATGATTTCAGTCATTAGCTTGATTCCTCTTCATCATTTTGCTCGGTATTGGGCGTTTCTTCAACTGTAGGGTTTTGCGATTGGCCTGCCTTGTCGACTGCACTAGGGTCAGAGTCTAACACATTTCCGAGATCATCCATAACTGACAGCTCATGAGCGCGTTGGCGCATTACTTCCTCGAAATCGCCGCCATGTAAGGCGATGACTTGAGAAAGAGTCATGACGCCAGATCGGACCAATGACTTGTAAGCTTCTGCTTCTTTTTGCGGATCAACGAATTGAGCAGCAGGAGCAATCCACTTTGATTCAAAGTATCGATCAGGATCCATGTCAAATGCAGGCATCCGCAAAGCGCCTGACATCACTGCCATCTCAATCCACTTCTCGTAAACAGGCTGACAAAGCGTATCGATCATGTACTGCTGCAAAGTCCTGTAATGAGCGCGAGTTTCGATTAACTCCAAACGAGAAGAGCTGTAATTACTTTGCGAAAAATCGCTCGACACCTGTGTATAGGAGCAACCCACACCAGCAGCTACGGCACGCAACATCTGTGCAACAAATGGCGTAAAAGCATCATCTGGGCGCGTAGGTGAGAAGAATTGCATCTCTTCGCCTGGAGCAAGACGACGAATGCTGCCAGGAGAGAAATCGAGCACCGACTGATCTTCAAACGTGCCATCCTCAAATAGCTCTTGATCGGGTGTACGCACAAAACCCATCATTGCCGAACTTGCACGAGCAGCGATGATCTCGGCTTCTTCAAATCCTTTGAGATTGTTCAAGCGCATGATTGCCGAAGCAAATGCGGTCACACATCGTGTCTGGCCTGGGCGATCAATGCTGTAAAGATGAATAATCTCGTCAGCAGGGATGCGTGTGCGACGCTTCTTTGCAATTTCGCTATAGCTGAACTGATAATCACCTGGGTGATAGTTCAGGAAGTGATAAGCGACAGGGCGGCCCCATTCATCTAGCTCAACGCCCATCCTGACGCGGTTGCCATTTAACTCAAAGCCGGTGTAATCATCGTCAAGAAGATCAGATTCAATGACTTCTAAGCCAAGAGGAACGCCGCTAGTACCGAATTGCTGCTTGACGAGACGGACGAATACTTCGCCAGATTCAATCATGCTATTGATGCATAACTGCTGGATTTGACTCCAAGTCAGCGTCCCACCGGCATGGCAATTATCAGCCTTGCCCCATTTCTTGAATTCGTACTCAATCAGTGTGTTTAAGCGTTCGTCGAGGCGTCCGCCACGAATCATTCGAACCTGTGCCTGATGCTTGATGCCCTGACCGACGACATTATTCTTAACCGCCCGCAGCGCAGACTTGGCGAAATCTGAATCGCGTACAAGAGCACGAGCACGGTTCCGCAGAATCCGAATACTGTTCTTAATCTCAGAATCTGCGCTCGTCCCTTGGCTAACCCAATCATTCGTGAGGCGATTAACTTGTGCGCCTCCATAGTTGCGGCGAAGTGGCTTGCGGCGTCGTGTAAAAGGCCACATATCAGATAAACCTCACGCGAGTAACACCAGGGTTACCGAGACCTTGCTTGACTTTTTCGGCGCGACGTTCGCGGTCTACTTCAGACTTCAAGGCATCTCGTAACTGCAGCAATTCTGCCATCTTGTAACGCTTTAAGCTTCTCCCGCCGATTGTGTATTCCTGAACGGCTCCACCTTGCGCAAGCGTGCGGATCGCAGCCTCAACGTAATCAAGGTCAATTTGTGCTCGGGAACGATCATCAAAGGCACCCGGCGTTCCTGAATATTCGAGAGTCGCCTTAACAGTGAATTGCCCTCTACCAGCTGTGTGCTGCAGTGCCCCAGAAGTTGCGACGGCTTGCCATGTCCAAAGTCCTGCGTCGAACGCTCCGCTAGTGCTTGAGGGAATAGTGACGCGCCAACCGTCTGATTCAGCAACCCCAGTGACGCTGGCACCTTCTGATGCAACGTTTGTGCGGGCGTACCAAACAAGCGCATAAGTGCCGCTATCAATCTGATTGTCTACTGAATCAGTAAAGGCAGGCACGTCAAAAATGACGGTGTCACCTGCAAAAATCGTATCGGGAACGCGAATGGTCACCAGTTCGTTACAAAAGATTGCTGGGGCCGCGACCTGCGTCGATTGCGCAATGGCTGCCGTTCTGATTCTAACGGTTCCGAGGGCTTGCGTTCAACTTTATCGTCTTTGCTGATATTGTTCTTAAATTGTTCAAAGATAGTGTGCCGGTTGAAGCGCATGTATAGAAAATTTAAAGCGGCATAGGAATAAACAAAACAGTCAAGCGCCTCGTTGCGATCACCAGCTTTCTTCTTCCACTCCCGCACAGCAAAGCCTTTGACATAGCGGACGACTTGGCGTTCAGAGGTGAGCTGCTTGAAATACTCTGCTCCAGCCTCCGCATGAAAGTGGATGTAGCCAGGGCCTTCTTCATTGTGCTTCAAACGCCCAAACAACGTGCTTTTGATCGTGTCTACGCCAACAGGGAACACCTGCGCTGAATTCTTAAGCACTTGTCCTTTGTAGTTGATGTCAACTTTGCTCGGCTTCCCAATTGCAGGTTTATTGCGCTGCGATTGGCCTTTTAACGCAAAAACATTCAGCCGTTGACGCTGACGGCAATAAGCGTAAACCTCTGATGTGTAGTGGCCTCCAGAGTCAACTCCTATTGCAGATACTTTCATCTGCTTGCCGCTAGAAGTTGGGTAGGTTCTGGTAATAACGTCATCGACTTGATCCCATAGCTTTGTATTGGCAGGGTCTCCGTAAATCTCAGCGTGAGAGATTAACCAGCATTCCTCTCCTTCAGTCCACGCATACAGGCTGATTGCCACCCGATTGTCCTGAACGTCAACACCAGCTGTAAGGATTGAAGCCTTTTCTGGTACTTCACCGGCAGGGTAAAACTCAGCTCGTTCGCGCAACCCATCAGCGCCCAGCTTTGCGCCAACCTCCTCTTCCCATGTCTCGCCAAGCACAGTGTTGACAAAAGTTTTTAACAGGGGAGCGTCGTTTTTCGCACGTAAAAATTCAGTGACAATTTCCTGCCAACTCTTCCAACCCAGAGGTGAATACAAACTCGATAAGTGAAACCCAACAGTACGTGGATCTTCAGAGGTAGATGTTCCCCTCCATTCGCCTTTCCTTAGCATTTCGCTCTTGTAATACTCTTCAATATGCGTGCCGCATGATTCACAGACATACGCTGCAGTTTTAGGGTCAGAGTCTCGCCATTGAATGTTTTTCCATTGCAGCCATTGCATGTGGCCAC